TCTTATTTTTTGATTGTCTTATTTTTTGATTGTCTTTATATTTTTTACTAATTATGCAGACGTTACTGGCTTACCAGCCTTAGCAAAGTGAGGACTCATGTAACGCTGAAGGTTAAAGTAGGTCAACTCGTCGTCCTTCTTGAGTTTAAGAAGTTTGCGAAGTTTGGCATCAGCAAGAATGCGGCGACCGTTCTTAGGATCCTGAAGTTTATGCTCACGAATATAAGCATTAATCTCACGAGTTACTGAAGTGCGAGCCATCTCAGTTCCCTTCTCCTTTCCAAGGAAAGTAGCAAGTTCAGAACTAATCTTAGTTGGCTTTACAAATCCACTAGGGGCACGATTTCCAGACTTACGCTTCTTGCGTCCAGCCTTGTGAGCCTGCTTAAGTTCGCGCTCAGTTCTCTTCGAAAGAGTACGAACCTGAGAGGTTACACTAGTTAACTGAGAACGGAGTGCGCTCAACTGCGCTAAAAGTTGAGTAAACTGATCCTGAAGAGTAGGGTCTGCAGGAGCCTCTGCTGCAACCACTTCCTGTACTGGAGTGGGTGGATCAGAAGTCTTAGACTTAGTAGTCTTTACGTTGGCCTTAGCCTTAGTCGTCTTAGAGGTCGATGTTTTCTTTACCATCTTATACCATAGTTATCTGACTCCTTTTTAAGTCATTTACCGAAAGATATATTTATTTTAGAAAATTGACTGCACAATGCATTGTAAAAAAAAGAACTAGTTATTTATAATTGCAAATGAGTCATACAACCATGGTAATGAATTTGCAGCATCTTGACTAACCATTGTAAGTGCTCCTAGTACATAATAAACACCTAAAGAACGTGCATCACTTGTTTCTCCGCGTGTTATAAAAATATTTATAATATCTAAAATATATTTTTGCATCGACAATTTTTCTTTTGATAAAATAATATTAATATTATAACCATAAAATGGATTTCCGTGTAAGGGGTTAACCTTTCTTTTTGTTTCTGTTGTTAATTGCGCTCTATAATTCCAAATATCAATTAATTCATTTAAATAAACTCTTAATAATCCTCTATTAAGTCTTAAAAACCACTTAGGATTTGTAATAAATCCTAATTCATCTATTTTTTGAAATAAACTTAAAGTTTCTAATTCTATTTTTTTCTCATGAGATAAATTATCTATTGTATTGTCTATAACAATATTTAATTTATATCCTAATAATTTACCTAATTTTGAAATTGTATTAATATTATTAATTATATTTTCAGGTAATTTATTTCTATTATATGGATTTTTTCTTTCCATTTTTTCAACAACAACCATATTATATATAGAACATATGTCAAATCCATAAATAAACCCATCCTTATCTTTATAACTTATAAATTGTTCTTCTGGAATATCTTTTAAATCCATTAAAGTAAAAAAATCTGTTTCATTTGTACATTTTCTTGTTCTTATAGATGGTCCGCGTAATTTATTTAAATATCTTACTACATGTCCTCTAAATACTTTTTGAATTTTTTGAATATAGTAAGATAATTTTAAGAAATTATAACAATTATTGTTAAGTTCTTTTTTATTTCCAGATGTTTTTTGTTTATAATGTTTACATATTTCTTTTAACTGTTTTACATTATAATTATTAGTAAGTATATCATAATATTGAGAAAATTGAAGTATTTGAAAATCATCTTGTTGAACTTTTTTTCTTTTTTTTTGCATTAACCTATCCGTATCTATATATATAGTTTTAATATACGATTTGAAACTAATTTTTTTCCTTTTTTTTCTTGATTTTATTTTTTTGTTTTTTTTTGTTAATAATTTAACAATTGAATCGTTTTGTACAGTATTCATTTATTATATATATATCATCAACACTTTAATTATCTTTGCTTAATCATTTTTCACTTTTCAAATACTTTTTATAGTATATGAAAATTGATTTAAAAAGTTCCTAATGATATTAAACTATATTTGAAGATGTCCGCTACTAGTATGATTACGAAAGCCAAAGATTTTGATGGGTCCGCCCACACTTATGATGAGCCTGTTGTTGATAGCCGAGGAGGCAAGTCTGTGAGAACTAAGTATAAGGGTCAACCACCCGTTATTCAGATTCCTTATATGCTTACATGGGGTGTAAATGAGTGGAAGGATGAAAACACTGGTCGTTGCAAGTATGATATGGCTCTACAGTTTGATCCTAATAAGAGTGATACTCAAGCAACGTTTCTTGATGAGATGAAGTCTTTTGAGGAGAATATTAAGCAAGATGCTGTTAAGAATTCTAAGAAGTGGTTTGGAAAGAAAATGACTTATGATGTTGTTGATGCGCTTATGTATCCAATTCTGAAGTTTCCTAAGGATAAGGAGTCAGGTGAGCCAGACCTTAGTCGAAATCCTACTCTTAAGTTGAAGGTTCCTTTCTGGGAGGGTCGATACAATGTTGAGGTTTATGATACTAATAAGAATCCTCTTTATCTTCCACCGGCATACGGTAAGGAGGGAGATGGAAATCAGGCTCCAAATCAGGATAATAGTGCAACTCCTATTGATTTTATTCCTAAGGGTTCACATGTAAAGGGACTTATTCGATGCAATGGACTGTGGTTTGTTGGAGGTAAGTTTGGAGTTACATGGCAGATGCTACAGATGAACAGTCGTCCACCTACTCGCCTTGTTGGAAGTGGTGTTTGTGCGATTGAGGATGATAGCGATGATGAAGACTTCCTCGAGACAGTTGCTAAGGAAGAGAAGGACCGTGAACAGCAACAGATTCGTGAAGAGGTAGAGGAGGAGGTTGCAGCACATGATGATGATGATGATGATGAAGAAGAGGAGGAGATTGCGGCAGCACCATCTCCACCAAAGCCTAAGAAGAAGAAGGTTGTGAGGCGTAGGAAGAAGACTGTTGAGGATGCTAATTAAAAAAATAAAAAAAAAACAAAACATTAATTAAATTTTAACATAAAACAATTAAAATTTAATATAAAATTTTTTCATTTAGTCTTTATTTTTCAATTACTTAAAATACCATAGATTTACGTTCTTGAAATGTTTTTTTCTTTGTTCTTTTACCTAAAAACTTAAAATACTTATTAGCCAAATTAAAACGTTCTTTTACTTTTTTAGCGTTTGAATATTTTGATTTTTTATGTTTTAACATCGATTCTAATCTAACTTTCATTATCATACCTACTTGCCAAATTCTTTTATGAGAATATTTTTTTGTTTTAAAAAGTTTTTCTAATTTTTTTATTGTCATTTTTACATCTTTAACTGTTGTATATTTTATTGGTATAGTATCGTTTGGATTTTTATCAATATAAACATCAAATGATTTTTTAGGATTATTTGGATTATAAAGAAATTGCTTTTTTGTTATTCTTTTTGTTTTTCTTTTTCCCCCTTTTTGAGATTTTCTTGAAAAGTTTTTTTTTGTTTTACCACAAATATTTTTTGTTTTTCCTAATTTATATTTTTTATCCATATAACGCATATCACGTGTTATTTTATTGCAATCTTTTATATGTTTATTTCTTCTATAAATTCTTAAAATATTAAAGCGTCCTTTTTTTGCTGTTGCTGCTTGTTTTATAGTTCTATTTTTATATTTCATTTCATATCTAACACCTTCATTTATAGCCAAAATTCTTTTTTTATGAGGGTCTTTTAATTTATAATGATGTTTTTTGTTTTTCTTTGATATTTTACGCAATCTAGGTAATAACTTTCTAGTTTTTTTCATTTACATTAATACTATATTTTTTATATTTAAAAATAACAAACCTATAATAATAAATGAGTTTTGTAAATAAAATGAGTTTCGTAAATATTGAAAATATGAAATTAAAATTAGGTGATAATTATGTTTTAAATAATGTAAACTTACATTTAAATAGAGGCGATAGATGTATTTTAGTTGGAATAAATGGGTCAGGAAAATCTTGTTTGTTAAGAACAATGGCAGGAATGCATATGGTTAAAGAAGGTACTATAACTATAGATGGAAAAACTAGTTTTCAAGACCAATGTAACGGATTGGCATTCTTAGGTGAATCATGGAATAGGTCTGTAGCATTTGCTGGTCATTCTATAGCATATCAAGCAGATATTAAAGTTAAAGATATGATGAAGAAAGTTCAAGAAGAAAATAAAGAAAGAAAACAAGAATTAGAAAAAGTATTAGGTATTAATTTAGAATGGAGAATGCATCTAGTATCTAGTGGTCAAAGAAGAAGAGTACGATTATTTTTAGGTTTACTAAAGCCGTTTAAAATAGCATTAATCGATGAAATGACTATGGATTTAGATATTATTACGCGCGTAAAGTTTATAGATTGGTTAAAAAAAGAATCAATCGAAAATAATGCTTGTATTGTTTATGCTACACATATATTTGACGGATTAGATGATTGGCCCACAATAATAGCACATATAGAACCAGATGGTGTTTTAAATAATACAAAAAATTATAGTTATAATTCTGTACCGGTAGCAAAAAAAGCATATGAATTACTTGAAGAAGATTATAAATTCTTAGAAACTTATAATCTGATAGAAGAAGAAGATGGTGAAGGTAGTACAGAATTAAAAAGATCAAAAAATAAAAGTAACGGACCTCAAAGAGGTTACGGTTCAGGAAGATTATCAACCATGTTAACTTAACTTATTACAATTTTAAATAATAACTATAGTCATATGTTAAGTGAGCAATCATATTTATAATTGATTCAGGTATAATATTTAATGCTTCAATATTCATTAGTGTTTTTTTATAAAGCATTTGTCGTTTATGTGCTACATAAAATTTTGCATAAAACCTTATTTCTTCTCTTAATTGAAAATTAAGTTTTTCCTTATAAACCTGAAATATAGGTCTATAAATTTTGGGATTATTTTTCAATGTATATCCTGTTATAAGAGTTTTGTTATTTAACCAAAATGCTAGACCATTATCAACAAGAGGATGATTTTTTGTTTCTCCAAATTTCCAGAGTCTAAGCGGTTTGTCTCGGGCGTATACAAGGTGCGTGTCAAGGCGCAGACGATGTTCTTCTGGTGGCAAAATTTTTAAAATAACATTCCATTCATATTCATTAACAGCAAAAATTCTTCCCATACCTTTAAACTTTATATCAACTGTACCCCTGTCTAGCACAATTTTTCTATAACTTATTACATCAAGTTTCACATGTTTTTTTTGTGGCATATTAATAACATACTAAAATATGTTATTAACATAATTTATCAATTTTTTATTGAATTACTCATTGTTCTCCAAATGCTCTGCCCAACTTTTTTTTGTACCACCATCATATCTAAACGCATAATCATTATTTATTAACCAATCACTTATTAATTCATTTTCTATTTCTATATCTATTAATAGTCTACCATATTTATCATAGTCATCGCAAATAATGGTAACAACTTTATTTAAAATTTTTTCTCTTAATTTATCTCTAACTTTTAATCCATATTCTTTTTCTTTTTTGTTTCTTGTCCTAATTTCAGGTGTATCTACATGTTGGATTCTACTGTTAAATTTATATAACTTACCTAAAAGGGGAAAAACTACTTTTACAGTATCGCCATCATAAACGCTCACTACTTTTGCTTTTTTTTTCTCTCCTTTAAAACTAAATTCTTTCGTTGATTTATCTACAAACTTCCAATCTATGGGTATTTCCATTGCTATCTAATATAAATTTAGATTTTACTTTTTCTTTTTCTTTTTTGTTTTATTTTTTTTACTTTTTTTACCGTCTTTTTTCCCATCTTTATCATTTGAACCCATACCGGGTAATGACATATCCCCCATGGCTTTATCTAATCCCATTTTTCCCATTAAACCTCCATTTTCACTCATAAAATCTTCATCTACTTCTATTTCTTCACCTCTTAATGCTTTTCCTATTTGTCTTCCTATCATTATTATTTTTAATAATTTTGATATAGTTTTTGGCACCATAACAAATGCTTCAATAATTAGTTGTAACATATTATTAAATTCTTCTAAATTTCCTGTACCTAACCTTAAAAAAAGTTCTAATGTTTTTGTAGCCACCTGTAAAAATCTATTCGATGTTTTTAATACGCGATGAATTAAAGCGCATGGAGGAAATCCTGAACATGCTGTCATAAGCAATCCATACACAATGATTCCTAAATTTTTGAATGGTATAAACATTAAATTTCCTATATTACTTGTACTTTCAATAACAGATTTTAGTTTACCATCATTGTCTTCTGTTATAAATAAAGCACCTTCCCCTACTACTGTATATAACTCAAACCCTAATTCTTTTACTTTTGCATGTAATTGTTTATTTGTTCTAATATTATTTATGATGTCTTTACCTAATTCAATATAATTTGTCGTTAAAATACCTTGTACAGTTGCAACAATATCGCTAGGTATACTTGTTAATTTATCTACTCCAAAAAAATTTTGAAGATTACTTACTTCTAAATTTTTTATATATGAACTATCAAATGGATTATATGCATTCATAACTAATATATAATCAGATTTTTTTTACTTTATTTTTTGTTTTTCTTTTTTGTTTTTCGTTTTCTTTTGTGTTTACGTTTTATTTTACTTTTATGTGATTTCTTTTTACGTCTTCTTTTTGTTTTTCTTTTATGTGATTTCTTTTTTCGTCTTCTTTTTGTTTTTCTTTTATGTGATTTCTTTTTTCCTCCTCTACGAGGTTGTTGTTTACGCTCTATTTCTTTTGTGGAATATTTTAATAAATCCATTAAAATAAAAATAGTTTCATTATGCACATCCCTATCTATAATCTCTCGTACAGTAGACCAGTGATTATAAAGTTGTTCAATATATGATGGGGAACCACCTTGAAGTTTTTTTAAAAATTTAAAAAATTTCTCAGGCGAATTTAGTTTTGAAGCCCAATTTGTTACAGCATTATTTATAGCAACCTCTGAAAATTCTGATGTACCTAATATAGAAACAACATTAGGAGTTGCGAATGGTAGAGATAAATTTATAGGATTAGAATTCCCATCTTGAGGCCATAAAGCACAAAACATATGTCCATATACAACTGTTTTTTGTGTTTGACCAAACATTTCACTTCCAGGAGTAACATGAAATATACTACTATTTTGACTTAATGCAACAACTAAATCTTGACCAAAATTTATAGAATTTAATAATTGGGCTCTCTCTTCACGAAGTGGCCAAAAATTACCATTATTCAATATAAATTTAAATCCACAACGTAAATAACATTTAATTGCTCCAATATTAGAATCTCCCCAATTATAAGTACCATCAGTATTAATACTACATAATCGAACCCCTAAATAAAAACACCGTGTTCCCTGATTAATATGATGTATCATACTTTGACTCATTAACGTTGTACAAACACCTTTAAGAGCAAAATCTAGACTTGTACAAACACTATATATTTCAAGAATAGGTCGAGTTCTATTTACAGTAAATGTATTAATCGTATTGTTTAGTAACTGTTGATTATTATTATAAATTCTTTGTAAAGTTGCTATACTCATAGTTGTAGGTTTGGATTGAATCATAAGTAATGACCCCAATGCTAATCTTTCAGTTTTATTACATGTTGATAATATATGCCACTCTCCTTCTGTATGTACTAAAGGATTTATAGCATTAAAACTTCCCCCTGCATAAACAGAAGGGAAACAACTTTTTTGCATATTCATTACTTGAATCCATAATAATTGAAAATTTTGTTTATCGCCACATTTAGGTAATGTAAGTTTATTAATAGAAAATTTTCGTGCTTCTTCATATGCTTGTTGCAAATTAAATCTAGATATTACTAATCGAGGAGGTGAATCTGCCGTTAAACTTAATCTAAGTTTTCTTGCTTGGGTATATGGGTTACTTCTATCTTTTTGTGCATTTATCGCATTTATTTTTAATCCTGTAATATTTTTTGCTGCTCTTTGACAAGTATTTAATACTGCGTCAACTATTTTATTTGATATTACATGACCACTACTTAAATCTTGCGGTACACTATCTATCAATATTGTAGGTACTTTACATACTATACTATAACTTCTGCTAGGAAGCAACCCACTACCATTTGTCTTTAAATTATCACAACAATTATTTAATGCTTCAATAAAATTATTACCTATTCCTCTTGAAATCAATACACTTGCATTTTTCGAAGCCATTTGTGTATCAATAATATCAAAACAATGCATATGTCCACGCATGTAATATGCTACCACTTGAGCATGTCCTGATTGTTGTACTTTATTTTGTGGTGGATTTCTCGTTGCCCAATTATTATTTAAAATAAATTTTGTATTTACAATTATTAATCCATTTGCATTTAACAGCATCATAAAGGATTTTAGCAATTCCGCACCAGTTGTATGACGAGAGTTTTTTGATGAATCAACTGGATGCGGGTAAAATGGAAAATTATTCGATTCGAATAAATATTGTGTTTTAATCTCTATATATTGAAATAAATGTTTATCTGGGGAAATATAATTTAACAAAGATTGTGGATTTTGTGCAAAATCCATAGTACCTTTATTTCCAACCATTGCACTTGTAAATCCAGATTGAATTCCCTGATAATTTCTAAGCACAGATGGGGCAGTTAATACACGAGTTTGTCTAAAGTCATGTTGAACTGCTAATAATGATTGTGCTGTACATCCAGTAATATCTGGTCCATGCCCCATACTACCACATACTCTATCAGAACTTTTAGCCCATGCCAATAATAAATCTATGTCTCGTTCGTCAGTATTCCATCTAGCAGATGTAAAAGGTACCCACATTTCAAAATTTCCTTGCGGAGTTCGGGTATCTACTTTAATAATTCTAACAAGTTCTCCTTTTTCTACTATACCTAATGGTATTTTCTGCTTATTCAAAGTTGTCAAAGGTATTTCAACATTAAATATATTTCCTGCACTTTGACCAGTTCTTAAAATATTTGGTCTTATAACTAACTCCAATACCGTTTCATTTCTGACTATTGCATGACAATCTTTATTTCTTAATAATTCAATATTTGGAAACTCTGAGCAAGATAAACTACTTAATGGGTCTGTCATTGGAGCGCTAGATTGTTTAGATGCACCAGCAGACGCATAAGCAGGAGCAGCAGCAGCAGACGCATATGTATTTGAATTATTAGATGATGTTGAATCATAATTTATTAGTGAACTCATAATATAATATTATTATATTATAAATTTTTATTTACTAAATAAGTTGAATTTCAAAATAAATATCACTTCTTTTTTCTTGACAAAACATATTTTTTTTATTTACCATTAAAATACCACAATCTTTTTTACATATGATTTGTTTTTCTTTTGTTAATCTTAACTCTTCGCCTTTTATTAAAATCTTTTTCTCTCCACATACCCATTCATAATCTTTTTTCCATAGTTCACTAACTTGTATTTGTATTTTAACAAACATGTTATTGTTATCATCTAACCAAACATTATCTAATAGTTCAGGTTCACACTTAACTATTAGATCTGCTTCATGGAGAGAAAAATATAATTCATGTTGTATTTGCCAAAGAGGAATATAAAACTCTTTATTTTGAATCTCTAATTTAAATATTTTATCATTTAATAAATCCTCTAACGTAGGATTAAGTATTACTATGTTATCATCCTTCATTTTTGTTGTTAATATATTGCGAAATTTTACTAATAAATTTTCATCTATACCTAAAATAGTATCAAACTTATTTATAATATTATAAACTTGATTTGCTTTTTCCTTACTTAACTTCTCAAAAACCTTTAATGATATTGTATCATAATTATTTATCAATCCATTTAAGGTTGTGTTTAAGAAAACATCATCAAAATCACTCTCTGGAGAGAAATGTTTCATAAAACTTTTAAATATATCTGTATAAGAAATATTATGCACATAACTTTCATCATATTTAGATTCACTATTTAAATAATCATATGCTTTTTTTATTTCTCTGAACTTTTCTCCCGGATTTTCTTCACCCTTATATTTATCTGGATGATATTTTAAGGCTAACTTAAAATAAGCCTTTTTAACACACTCTTGAGTATGTTTTCTTGATATTTGTAAAATTTCACATGCTCTATCACAATCCATGTATAACTATACATAAATAATAAACAAAACTCTCTAAATGATAAATGGGTCTATAATTATTATTGTATAGTTTTAAAAACTTATGAAGTTTTAAAAAAATTGGTTCAGAATTATCATTTGTGATAAATTTTTTTTCAATCAAATTTTTTATTATAATATAAATACATTCATAAATATCAAGATTGTAAGTAAATATACTATATAGTTTTTCTCTCATTTGCATAAAATCTATGTCTTTATAATTTATTATATCATCAATAATTTTTTTTGATATTAGCATATTAATATTATCTAAATTTGTAATTCTTGAACAAATATTTTTTATATTACTTATGTTTTCTGTTGTTTTAATATTTTGATTATTTGTTATTTTCATATAATTACTTTTTGATGGTTTTTTAACAGGAATTATTAAACATTTATCTAATATATTATTTGGAATAAATGATACATGTTCTGTTAAAATAACATAGATAATATTTAAATTTTTATAGTTTAAATTTTGTATGTAACTATAAAAAATTTCTAATAATTCATTATGAATATAATGAAAATTTTTACATAATATAATACCAGTTCCATTTGCACGCGTGGTTAATATATTTTGTATATGGTAGTATATTTCATTAAATAAAATTTTTGCATTACAACCTAATAATTGCATATCTATTTCAAAATGGACATCACTAACCTTAAAAACGTAATCTTTTTTATTACATGTTAAATTAATTTTACGTTCAAATCTTAATTCTGTTGAACTAAATTTTTTTATATAATTTAAAGCCTGAGTATACTTACCAACCCCCGATGGTCCATAAAAAATTAAATTATTTTGTTCTGATAAATTACTACTAAAATATTCCGATACATTCAATAATTCTTTATGAAAATTTTTACCTTTACATTCATTAATATAATCTTCAAAACGTGTAGATAAATATTTCATTAAATTATTAAATATTTAAATATTTAAATACTAAAATATTTAATTCTATAAATGGATAATAAATACAATGAATTTTCTTTATTAATACATGATAATAAAGAAAAATATAAAAATATATGTTTATTATGGGAAAAATTTATCGAAATTAAAAAAAATAAATTTGAAAAAGAACTTTTAAACGCTATCAATCGTATGAAGTTAATAAATACAATTGATAAAGATTTATCTTTGGAAGAATTAACATCATTAATTTTATTAACTCAAATAACCACTTAAATTTAATATGTTATTAAAATAATATATAATGTCATTAAATTTAGTTTTACCTATAAATAAAATTAATTTAGATAATATAATTTGTTTTCAAAAACAAAAAAATAATATAATGCAAAACAGTGATTTTTATAAATTAATATATAGCGATGAATATTCTATATTAAATGGTGTATTCTTTTCACTATTATTTAAAGATATTTTTATCGAGAAATATTTTAATAAGATTAAATGTACTATTTCAAAAACACAATTTAATAAGGTAATAATTAAAAATATATATGAAACAGAAAAAAATATATTATTAAAGTTTAAAAATTATTTTCAAAAATATAAACCAGTATATAGAATTTTTGAACAATTAAATAATTATAATATAAAATTACAAAGTTCTAAAATACAAAAATATACAACATACAAAGTAGTGAAATTTTTTATAAAAATATCAGGTATATGGTGTAGTCATGAAAATAAAACTTATGGTTTAACTTTTAAATTTTTTAATGAGAATGAAAGAATTTAACCATCCACCTTAAGATATTTTAAAATAATAAATAATTGACTAATACACCAACTTGTTAATATTCCTACTAAAATAAATCCAGGTAGCACGGCAGGTGAAATAGGCATACCATTAGGGAAAATAACTCTTAATAAATGATTTCTATACATCCACATTTGTATAATTAAACCAAGGGCAGTACTACCATTAAACATATCTAAATAGTCTGGTCTATCTTCACTTTGTGTTGTAAACATATACAAAGCATTTTGATTCATTATGTATATCATCAACACAAGTTGTATTGCTATTAAAATACCCGGTAAACATTTTGTTATTACAAACATGGTAATATTTAAAAATTTTTTTATAATATTTTCACCTCGCATTCTTATTACTCCTATAGATATCATTAAAATAAGTGAAAAAACAATAGATGCTAACATCATACTATAACATAAAACCTCGCTATACATATGTTTCACTAAAAATGTTGAAATAAAAAACCATATAAATCCCATTAAAGCAATGCAAAATATAAAATTTAAAAAAAGTTTATTATCCATTGTTTTATATGCACTTTTTTGTAATTGAGATATTTCTGATGGTACATCACCACCTCCTTTCATTTTTCTTTTTTTCATCTTAATATATATTTCTAAAATAAATTATTTTATAAACATTATATGCTAATAAAATAATTAAAAGTATTTAAAAACTTAATATAATTTTTATTACATAAATGGGTTGTAAGTCAAGTAAAAAACTCACACAAGTACATAACGCTGGTTTTGATTTTATGGATTCAGATGGTGACCATAAGGTATCAAAAGATGAAATTGATGTTGTAGCACAATATTTTCATAAATTTTCTATTTTACAAAGTCAAACACGTCATAACAATTTAGTTAATACTAAACCTATTGATTATTTATATCAAGTTGTAGATAAACCTGTAGGTTCTAAATTAAAAAGAAAAGATTTTAACAAATTTGCTTTTATTATTCCTCCAGAGAGATGGCAGACAGAACTTTTACCTGCACTACGTAATCATGAAATTAGTAGGTTGCAAAAACAAAGTTTTTAATTTTTTTTATTATATTTTTTTGTAAATTTTTTAGGCTTAAATTCGATTGTCCATTTTTTTAACTCATCTAAACTATCAAACTTATCAATAAAACTATTAATATCTTGTTTACCTAAACCAACAAATTTTGGTTTTGACATTTTCTTTGTTTTATAGTATACATAAGGTCCATATTTCCCTTTTCTAATAGAAATCTCATCATCTATTTCTTTTATAATACTTTTATTTGTTGGTCCACCATTCTTAATAGCATCTATAACATCCTCTAATGTAATTTCACATTCATCTTTTTGTATAGATTTAAGTGAAATATTTTTACCCTTAAAACTTGTATAAAGACCGTATTTTCCTTTCTTAAGAACAACGTCTTCGTCTTCATATCTTCCTAAAACATTTTTTGTAAATTTATTTTCATCAACGATTTCCTCTAAACTATATTCACCATTTTTCAATTTGTTTAAATCAATATCTTTTTTTACTGATTTAAATACTACTTCATCTTCTGAAATTGTTTGCTTTATTACTGGGCCATATTTACCAATAATATATGTATGAGTTTCATCTATTTTATATTCTTCTTTTTCTGTTTTAATTTTAGATTGACAATCACTTATCTGCATGTCACATTCTTTACATAATTCATGCCAAATTTTATTACCTTCTTTAATTTTATCTAAATTATTTTCCATATTTTTTGTATAATCATAATTAAATAGTTCTTCAAAATGTTTCATCAAAAACTCCATAACAATTATACCTGTTTCTTGAATAACTAACTTATTTTTTTCGTTTCCAAATACTCTTTTATTTTCAAACTCTGTTAGTTCTTCACCCACTAATTCAAAATCAGTACAAAGAATTTCTTTTCCTTTTACATTTTGTTTCAACACATATTTTCTATCTTGAATTTTTGATATTAAACTAGAATAAGTAGAAGGTCTTCCTATTCCACGTTTTTCAAGCATTTGGACCAATTTAGCCTCTGTATAATTTTTTTTCAAATCTTTTAATGTAACTTTACTTGTAATTTTATGATAATCAAATAGAGTGCCCTTTTTCAATCCTTTAAGATAGTTAAAAAGTTCTAAATCTTCATCATCTTTTTCTAGAATTTTCCATCCCTTAAATAAAACTCGTTCAATTGAATATCTATACTTGTTTTTTTCAGGTGCACTAATTTCAGCAGTTATAGACTCATAAAGAGCATTTTCCATCATACTCTCAACTGTATTTTTCCAAATAAGATTATACAATCTTACTTCTTGTGGTCCGATTTTTCCACCTTCATCAATCTCGGTTTTTTCTATTTTTGTTGGACGTATAGCCTCATGCGCTTCTTGTGCCAAATCTTCTTTTTTTGCTTTCTTTGGTTTTTTTGTTTTCTTTATAGTTTTCTTTGTTTTTTTTACTTTAGGTGATTTGTTTCCAGTAATCAAATTATCACAATGTTTACCGATAAATTTCTTACCATATTTTTTTTCAATAAATTTCTTACCATTATCTACAAATTCTTTACTATATGTTTTACTGTCAGTTCTCATATATGTAATATAACCTGCTTCATAAAGTGTTTGTGCTAATCTCATTGTTTGTTTTGGCGAATAACTAAAATGATTAGATGATTTTTGTTGAAGTGTAGAAGTTGTAAATGGTTCTGGTGGTTTTTTTACTACTTGTCTAGGGTCTGTTACATTGTACTTATGACTAAAATCACCACTTTCTTCAAGAAATTCTACAATACCATCTTCATCATTATAATTTTTGTTTAAAGCAAAATCAATATTTTTATCTGTAAAATTTCCAATAGTACTATAAACTTTCTTCCCGGGATGTTCATTAATTAACATTTGTTGGTCGTATACCAATTTTAAAGCAGGTATTTGACACCTTCCTGCACTTAACTTTGAATTTCTAGAAATATGTTTCCACAAAACAGGACTAATCTTATAGCCTACCATTAGATCCAATACTTGTCTAGCCAATTGAGCATGAACCGTATTCATATTTACAGTTATGGGATTTTTTACTGCATTTTGTATTGCTGTTTTTGTTATCTCATGAAATATAATCCTTTTTGTTGTAGAAATAGGAAGTTTAAATAGTTTACAAATGTGCCACGCAATGGCTTCGCCTTCTCTATCATCATCTGTAGCCAAAATAACTTCGTCTGCTTTTACTATCCATTTACGCAAATTACTAATATTTTGACTTTTAGATGGAGTTGCTTTAAAAGTAACATCATAATTATTTTTTACATCAATACTTTTTAAACCATTTGCAATTTCCCTAATATGTCCGAAACTTGCTAAACACTTATAATTTGAACCTAAGAAACTTTCTATTTTACCGCATTTAGCAGGTGATTCTACAATTATTAATTTCATACTTATATTTAAAATAAATATGAAATTAATAAAAAATCAATTTTAATCTTCGTTATTTAGTTGCAAGTCTTTATACTGTTTCCATGATAGTTTTACCTTTGGTTTTTTATAGTGTTTAGAACGTTTTTTTTCACGTTCTTCTATTTGTTCTTTATTTTTCATCGCACTATCAATATAAAGTTCTTTTAATAATTGTCCAACCTTAACAGAACCTTCATGTTGGTCCAAATTACCGTCTTCTATTTCTGATAATGTATCTAAAAATTTATCTAATATCTGCAAACTTAACTGATTTTTTTTTAACTTTATAAAAATATTTGTATAATGTTCAAATAACCAACCGCATTTTGAATCAATCATAGAATCCATCATATGTTTATCTAATCTAGAATATCTATTTTTTATATTCATCATTACTGTTACTTGTTCTCTGATTTTTTTACTATGTTTCAACTCTCTAATTTTAGAAGTATTATTTTTAACACCCTCTTCTTTCATCATTTTATCAAAATTCAACCTAGTTTTTTCATCTATTGAAAAATCCATATAGTATCTTTAAATTTAAATTTCTATATTAATATTTCGTTAAAATATTTATTTGTTTATTATATATATATGAAATCTAAAAAAAGATTACAACGCGGAGGAGAAGTTGCAATAAAGTTTACTAAACCCGAAGTTAGTGAAACTTCAGCAAATAGTGCTATTAAGGGTTCTATGGAAAATCAAAAAGAAAACAATGCTGAAATGTCCAAAATGAATAAAGAAATGGCTGGTGGTGGAAAAGATGATGTAACTGTTCCCCAAATGGACCAAGCGGGAGATTCAGGCAATGAGTCAATAATGGGTGGTATTAGTAATATTTTAAAAGGTGCTGCTGATAGTGAGTTTGATGGGGATATTCAGGAAAATTCGGCTGCAAATAGTGACTACACTGGAGGAAGAAGAAAGTCACGCAGAAGAAAAAGACGAACACGTCGTCGTCGTAAATCCAAAAAGCGCAGAAAATCTCGCAAAAAAAAGTCTAGTGGAAGAAAGTCTCGTAGAAAAACACGTCGTCGTGGAAAAAACAGTAAAAAAAGAAAGTTACGCAGAAGAACCCGTCGTCGCAGAAAAGGTGGTAAATTTGGAGGTTTAACAAGTAAAGATGTAGCAAATTATAATAAAAAAAAAATGAGTCGGCCAAAAGAAATGATTTCTGATGCAATGGCTGCCAATTTAAAAAGACGTCAACATAAAAAAGAAGCCAAAAGATTGGGAGTAGCAGACTTTATCACTATAGGATAAATTTAACTGTTTAAATATTATGTTTCAATATTACAAAATATTTAAATCAAAATTTAAAAAATAATAATAACAATATAATTTATTATGAAGTTTCAAGATATTGTATTATCTATTATAATTATAATTATTTTTGTATCATTATATTCATCATCAGCATTAACAGTTAAAATGCAGGAAATCAAAGAAGATTGGCCTATATATAGATGCAATCCTATGGCTATGCCTTTTGCGAGTTATTTTGGTAGTGATGTCATGGAAAATTTTACATATTGTGTTGGAAACATTCAAAAAGATTTAATGGGATTTTTCTTGAACCCAATTCAATATGTTTTAGGCATGATAACTGAATTAGGAGGATTTTTATTAGAAAGAATTCAGTTTATAAGAAAATTTATTGATTACATGAGAAATATGGTAACTAACCTTATAGGTGATACATACGGTATGCTTATTAACATTATTATACAATTTCAAAAATTAATAATTAAAACAAAAGATTTAGTTATGAAATTAATGGGAATGATTATGACATTTATGTATATGATTCAAGGGGCTGTTTTAACTGGTAGAAGTGTAAATAATGGACCTATTGGCAAAACTTTAAGAACTTTATGTTTTAAACCTGAAACCCCTCTTAAACTTTTAAATGGAGAGATAATTGAAATGAAAAATATTAAATTAGGAGATATTTTAGAAAATAACAGTGAAGTATTAGGTTGTTTACAATTAAAAGGTAATGTTGTAAATCCTTACTATAAAATATGGTCAAAAGAATTATTAGATTGGATATATGTAACGGGGGAACATCATGTTTGCCCTATTAATAAAAATAATAAAGAAAACGATAAAAGATTTCTTAAAAATTATGTGAAAGTTCAAGACTATTGGAGAGCAAAATCTACTACTCAATACGATGATGTATATGTTTGTTTAATAACATCAGACCATCAAATAAAAATAGGTGAACATACTTTCTGGGATTGGGAAGATTAATAATTGAATTATTTATATGTCATATATATATGGACAATATTTATGACACATTTAGCGACTATTTTCATACAATATATAAAAAAACATCATATTTAGACAAATATGGCGGTTCAGCAGTCGTTACTTCTATTATTTTACTAACTTTTTTTCTTATATTTTCTTTTTATTTTATTGAAAGTAATATTCAACCTATAAGACAAAATTGGGTAAATGAACGATGTAAACCTAATGTTATGCCATTTGCTGGATATATTAATGCACCAAAAGGTACTTCTCAAATAGAATATACAAATGAAAATTTTATACAATGTACTACTGGAATTTTATCACAAGTTATAAATATTTTTACAAAACCGCTTTATTATATTAGTGATTTGCTTACACAGTTTTTCCAAGTTTTAATGGATACAGTCAACAAAGTTCGTTTAATGATGTTATATTTAAGACAAAAACTTACATTAATTTTTGAATACATGATTGCTAGAGTTATGAATACATTGATTCCTATGCAACAAATGTTAATTAAATTAAAAGATTTACTCAATAAAATAAATGGGTCAATGGTTGCAGGGCTGATGACTGTATATGGTGCATATCTTACTTTAAAAGCATTTGTTGGTGCATTTATGCAAATTTGTATTTTAGTATTAATTATTATTGCTGCAGTTGTTATATTATTATGGATATTACCATTTACTTGGCCTGCTGCTGCCGCAGGTAGCGCGTTTTTTGTTTTAATTTCTGTTCCTATTATTTTAATTGTTGTTGCAATGTCTGAAATATTAAAAGTTCACCCTAGTAAAAAGGTACCAGGAAAACCTGGATGTTTTGACAAATCAACTCTTATAAAAACAAAAAATGGTTATAAAGAAATATCTAAACTAAATGTTGGAGATATTTTATTTGATGAGTCAAAAGTAGATGCTATATTTAAGATAAGTCATAATAAAAGAGATATGTATGAATTAAATAATATTATTGTTTCAGGTACTCATAAGGTTTATTATGAAAAAAGAGGGTGGATTAATATAGAAGACCACCCTCATGCAATTCTTATTGAAAATTATTCAGAACCAATAATATATTGTTTAAATACAAGTTCTAAAAGAATAATTATAAATAATACCATTTTTATGGATTGGGATGAATTAACACCAGCAGATATGATGAAATTAAAAGTATGGAATTATATACCTATGAATAGTGGGTTTGAAGGTATTCATAAACATATGGAAAGTGGTTTAGTTGGAGATACTGAAATAAAACTTTTTAACGGAGTGAAAAGAAAATTAAAGGATATAAAACCTGATGATGTACTTATAAATGGAGAAAATGTAATCGCTACTGTTGAAATAGATGCATCCGATTTAAACAATATTAGAAAATATACATTTAGCAATAAAGATTTAATTGGTGGTCCTAATCTTTTTATGAAACATCAAGATTTAGGAAATTTAAGTACATTGGGATTTAAAGGAAATAAGATTACTAATATTAATAAATTATATCATTTGATTACAGATAGTGACAGTTTTAAGGTTTATAATATTTTAGTAAAAGATTATAATAGTGGAATTGAAAATATAATTGATATTAGAGATAATTTAAATAGAGCATTTTAATTTTTATCTATCAATATTGTATATAATGTTTATCAAAGTACTTGGTGTAAAATTGCGTGTTGAATGCATTGTTATTTCTGTTATTATTGGAATGATTTTAGGCTGTCATTTGTTTTGCGGATGCTTTACAAAAGAAGGTATGGAAACTGCTGGTGCCGCTTTAGATTATGCAATGAACAAAGGTGTTCATAACGAAAAATATGAAGAACGTCATGATATGAGTGAAATGTCCGGGGGTTCTTTAAATCCAACTGTTCCTCTTCCGGAAGGTCAACTTTTTATGTATGCTAACAATGAATTTAGCGGAAAATGTTGCAGTTTTTCTAATGTAAGTGGTGGAGGTGGTTGTGCTTGCATTACAAAAGAACAGGCAGATTACTTAAATTCTCGTGGTGGAAATAGAACCATGCCATCCGAATATTAAATTTTAGAGTATAATATTTAGTTAAAATATCTAGATATTATATACGAAATGTTAAGACATAAATATACAAAGAAAAGATTAAGAAGCAAATATAACAGAAAAAAAAGAACTAGAAAACACGGTGGTACAAAAAACCCAAAAAAGAGAATATCGGAAGCAAAAAGAAAAGAAGCAGAAAGATTATCTCTGCGAACTAGGTCGCCAGAAGAAAAAATGTCAGCAAAAGATGAAAGAGACGCTCAAGCAAAAATGGCGGAGTTATTAGACCAAAAATGTGAAGCAGCCAAACATGTAAACAATGATGGAAGTATAGATTGTCCTAACAAACGTTCTAAGGCAATAAGAAAAATAAGTAAATTCCATAATGATAAAAGTCAGAATGAAGGATGTAAAGACTATGCTAACGATATGATGGCTAAATATAATAAAACATGCTATGGCGACGATACCAATCCTGATAGAAAATGGGATAAAAATAATACCAATTATAGAAATGAGCAAGCCGCACAAACAGGATTTTATCCTGGAGAAGCAAGTGCCGCAGCAGTTTCTAGTGAAGAAAAACAAATTCCATCTACATGTAAAAAACCAGCAAGTAAAGTAACTTGTAGATATTGTAAAGCAAAAGGGGTAACTGATCCTAAATGTAAATGTTGTGCTGGAAGTGATATGGCAAAAGAGGCTATAAAAAAAGAACAATTAATGTTACAAGATGGCAGTGTCGGACCATCACCTAGAGATTTAGTAACTCCACAAAAAGTATCAGAAGTTCCTATAGTTTCTGTTAAAGAAGAAGAACCTATTCAACCCGCTGTTATAACTCAGCCAGAATCAACATTTTCTGAAAGTGATAAAAAATTCTGTGCTGATAAAGTAAAAAGACCCCATAGAGGTAAATCCGGATTGATTAAAAATAAAAATAGAAAAGACCAAACTAATTGCATTATTAAAAATAGAAAAGATCCTGTTATTTGCAAAGTTTCAAGAACTAAAAAACCAAATATTAAAAAATGTGTACCTAAAGAAGTTAATCCTCATCTAAAAAAAAAACCACAAGAAATTAAAGTAACAGAAACACATCAAACTGACCCAACCCCTGCACCCGTTCCTGTTGTTGAACAAAAATTTATTCAATCACCCGAACCTGATCCTGTTTTAATTGACCAAAAAACTTGTTTTGAAGCAGTTGCAGACCCTACTTCAGGTCAAACTTACTATGTTGAGAAAAAATCGGATGGCTCTTACACAG